CTGCCAAATCGCAGCGGCAGCGCCGTACGCAAACGCCATGACCAGAGGGGACGGCACAATAACCACGCGCGGCTTTTTCAACTTGGCAGCAGCATAAAGCCCCTCGATGGCCGGAACGATTTTGTCGGGCTCAATCGGCGCGGTGCGGAACGCCCGCGCGGTCCACAGCTTCACATGCTCTGCCATGGCAGCCTTTTCAGCAGCGGTAATGCCGCCAGCGGCGCGGGTGGGGGTGCGGATGATCTCGGTCATGGAGTGCGTCCTTGCGTGGTGGAGGTGGGGTTAAGCGTCTTGGCTTTCAGGCTCGTATTCTTCAAGGATGCTTTCGACGCTAGACGCCCAAAGCTCAACCGCAGTGCTGAGATAGAACACCGCCAGCCCGCTCCATGACGTATCGCGCGGCGGCTGCGGCAGTTTGCCCAGCGCGTCGTCGATGTACTGCATAACGTCATCGCCATGTTCGGCCATGGTGTCCAGCGCCTTGCTATACGTCACGGCGGGCATATACGCGCCAGACGCGCACCCGCCCTCAACAATGCCCGCAACGTCATTGGGCGATATGTCGTCGCTGATCCAGGCGGGCACTTCCAGGTCCAGGCCGGGAATGTCGCGGATGGGGGTGTCGGTGTTCCAAAGGTCCATGGTGGTTCTCCGTTGTCGTTTGCGTTATGCGTTGAGGTAATCGCAACAGGTAAGGCGTGTCAAGCGGGTTGTGCTAGGGGGCGGGCAATTAACCCTCCCCTACCAGGTCAGGCGGCCTCGCGGGCTTGTTCCGCCGCATGGGCAGTTTGGGCGCGAGCTTCCAGTTCGTCCGGCGAAAGTGTGGCGCGTTCAGAGTCCCATGCCAGGGTTTCGGTGCTTTTGTTCTGGCGCAGGGGCATAACAACCGCAAAAACCCCTTGGCGCATGTTAAACGTCACGGGGGCAGCATTTTCGCCGTTATAATGGATATGGAAATATCCAAGGTTTAAAGCCTTGGCGAACTTAGCCAGCATCCCCGTATAGTTCCCATCAAATTGCGCCGTCTTACCGTCAATCGTGCCTGGAATGACCCGGCGGTAGTCCGGAAACGTCCCATCAATAGGCGCGGCCATGCCGGTGATGGTGCCGGTAAATGCCAGCATGGTGCTGCCATTGGAGCCGGGCAAAAGTGTCATAATGGCATAATCATCGCCGCGAGCGGGTTTGCACCCCTTGATGAAATCGGATGGGATGATCCAGGCACCTGTCAGAGTGTTGGGTTCCGCGCTATCTTCGCGGCGCGAAAGCAAAATGTGCCCGTTCGTGGCGGTATAGGTGACGGTTTTTTCCGTCACTTCCACAAAAACCCCTTTCAGATAATAGCGGGTTTCTTCTGTGCTGGCGGCCAGGTTAATGGCCTTGAGTGTGGCAATGTTGATTGAAGCCTTCATGTTGCGTTTTCCGTTTCCGTTACAGCGAGGCGGGAATCGCATCGCATGTTGGGAATATAGCAACGCTAGCAGGTTGCGTCAAGAGGGGGTGCGGCGACTGCCTAGCCGGTTGCGTTAGATGTTGCGTTTTCGTCATTTTCGTCCACGCATCGTCCACGTCGTCCACGGTCATTGAAATCATTATGTTTTTCCGTTTGGGCGCGTCGTCGCGCGTCGTCCACCATCGTCCAAAAATGTGCGAGTTTGGACGACGCTGGACGATAGTGGACGATGCGCTTGCGCTGGCAAGCCGCTGAAAATGCTACGGAATAAAAAGTGGACGTCCAGTGGACGATGTTGCGTTTACAGCAGGCCGGAGAGTGTGTTTTTCGGGGGGGGCTGTAAAGCCCCCCGAAACATACGGGTTAAATGAATTTAGCGTCCAAAAACGGCAAAGAAAAAGGCCCGGTTTTAGCCGGGCCTGAAAGGGAGTAATGGGAGCGGTTAGGCGGGGCTACGATACCGGCACATACCGGCCAACGCGGTCATCCCAGATGTCCAGGTTTTGAACCAGCGCAGGGCCATCAATGCTGCGCCGGGCTTCGCGCAAGGCATCTTCCGTATTGGTCGCGCCGATCATCACATAGCCATACCGGCCTTTGTAACGAAAGCTAAGAAGGCCAGAAGCGGCTAAAGGCTTGTCATGCGTCATTGCCTGCGGTCCTTGCGTTAGGCGTTAAAGGTGACGGCAAAGACGATGATATTCACGGCGATCAGGCCAAGGATAATCAGGCGGTCGATGGCGGGAATGTTCATGGCACGTTTCCGTTTCGATGTTGCGCACTATGTATTGCAAGCGGCTTGGCCTGTGTAAAGGGGGCGATTGCGTTTTGCCGGGCATCGTGCCATTTTCGCAACATGTCTGATAATTCCGCTCAAACAAAAGGCAGTGCCCAAATTGTGAGCAAAGGGCCGGGAGGCCCGCGCCCTGGCGCTGGAAAGCCCCCGTTTAAATTCACACAAGAAGAACGTGAATTAGTCGAAAAGCTGGCGGGCTATGGCTTGCCCCAGGTTGACATTGCCGCGCTTGTGGGCGACGGGATCGACCCTGATACGCTGCGCCAGCATTTCCGCAAGGAATTGGATCAGGGTCGCGCCAAGGCCAACAGCGGCGTGGGGCAGCGGCTATGGCAGAAAGCCATGGACGGGGACACGGCCTCGCTAATTTGGTGGTCTAAGGCGCAGATGCGCTGGCGCGAGGAAACGAACGTCGCCGCCGTCGCGCCCGTGACAATCAACCTGGCATGGCTACCGGCACGCGGGGTAGATGGTAGGAATGTGGTAGATGTTATAGACGTTACCGCACAACCCGTTGAAAACATTGAGCAATTACCAGAAGCCCATCGGGTAACTGGCCCGAAGGTCGAGAAATGATCCCGCGCTGGCCCTCGATTTTGACCCCCTACCCCCCATTCGACCGGGGGTGGGGGGCGGTCAATGCATGGGTCCCCCTCCAAATCCCTCTCATCCTAATTTTGAGTCACGCCTAAAAAATGGACATCAACAGCTACGCCCCGCGTGAGGTGTTCATGCCGCTGCATACGCGGGACGCGCGTTGGGCTGTGGTTGTGGCGCACCGTCGGTGTGGCAAGACTGTGGCGATGTGCGCGGATTTGGTCATCAGCGCGTTGCAGTGCAAATTGCCCAAGCCGCAGTATGCCTATCTGGCCCCCTTGCGCGACCAGGCCAAGAAGGTTGCATGGAATTACATCAAGGAATTGACCAAGCCGGTCTGGGCGAAGCCGCCGAATGAGAGCGAATTGTACGTTTCGCTGCGCAATGGGCATGGCAGCGTGAGTACGATTTATGTGGGCGGCGCGGATCACCCGGACGCCTGGCGCGGCATGTATTTTGATGGGGTTGTGCTGGATGAGGTTGGGCAGATTCGGCCAAGCGCGTGGTATTCGGTACTTCGTCCGGCATTATCGGATCGGCTGGGTTGGGCGATTTTTGCTGGCACCCCGGCGGGAAAGAACTTTTTCTGGCAGATGCGTGAGGAGGCCCGGTTAAACCCGAAATCGCACATCCTTTTGGAGTTGCCCGCCAGCAAAACGGGCATTTTGCACCCTGACGAGTTGCGCGATGCGCGGGCGCAGATGACGGAGGAGAGCTATCTCACGGAATATGAGATTAGTTTTGATGCGGCGGTGCCTGGGGCGTACTACGCCAAGGCGATTGGCGAGGCGTATGAGCAGGGCCGGGTAGGGCAGTTTCCGGTTGACAAGGATTTCCCCGTCGATTTGGTCGCGGATTTGGGTTATACGGACAGTTGCAGTTGGTGGGGGTGGCAGACCACGCCTGACGGTTATCGCATCGTGGATTTTTACGAGGCGGACGGGCGTGAGATTGGGCACTACATCGACTGGGTTAAGACGCGGCCTTACAAGGTCGGGAATGTGTATCTGCCGCATGATGCCAAGGCCAAGTCTTTGCAGACGGGCAAAAGCATTATGGAGCAGTTTTTGGCTGCGGGGATTACGCCCCGGATTGTGACGGAATTGAGTTTGCAGGACGGCATTGAGGCGGCGCGTTTGGTGTTGCCGAAGTGCTGGTTTGACGAGGCGGTGACGTATGACGGTATCGAGCATTTACGCGGCTATATGCGCGAGTGGGACGAGCGTTCGCAGACGTTTAGGAGTCGTCCTAAACACGATCAGCACAGCCATGCGTCGGATGCTTTTAGATATTTGGCGCTTAGTACGCGCAGTACCGGGAAAAGTCATGGCTTTGGTGTTGAGAAAGTAGCGACAGGCGTGCGGAATACATATTCATTTCGGCTTGACGACGTTTGGGATTGTCAGCCGTTGCAAGGTGGGCGGATAGGCTAATGGACCAGACACAGCGGGCGGAATCGGCCAGTGACTTTGCGAACACGCCTTCTGGGCTGGCGCAGCGTTGGGGCATGGAGATTGAGGCATCGCAGAAGGAGCTTCAGAAGTTCCAGGACGATGCGGATCGTATCACGCGCCGGTATCTGGATAAGCGCGATGACTTTGCGGAGCAGGAGAGCCGGGTCAATTTGTTTTGGTCCAGCACCAAGGTTCTGATGTCGCTGCTGTATGCGCGTCCGCCGAAGGCGGATGTGGCGCGTAGTTTTCTTGATGCGGAAGACGACGAAGCGCGGGTAGCCGGGCAGATTATGCAGCGGCTGTTGAACAAGTCGTTTGATGACAACGTGTCGAACTGGGACGCGGCGATTCGGCAGGGCATTGAGGACTGGATTGTTATTGGCCTGGGGCAGTCTTGGCTGCGCTATGAGGTGGACACGCAGCAGGAGGTTGTGCCTGCGCAGGTTGACCCGGTGACGGGCATGGAGCTTGTGCCGGAGCAGGTGGTTGAGCGCATTGTAAACGAGGATGCGCCGGTTGATTACATCTACTGGAAGGATTTCTTTTATTCGCCCGCCCGCATTTGGGATGAAGTTCGTTGGGTAGCGCGTCGGGTGTACATGACCAAGGACGCGCTGATTGCTCGCTTTGGCGAGGAGATTGGCAGTTCGGTGCCGCTGTTTACGCGCCAGTCGGACAGCAAGGGTGGCACGCCGGAGAATGATCCGTGGTCAAAGGCGGAAGTTTACGAAATCTGGTCCAAGTCTGACAAGAAGGTTTATTGGTACGCCAAGGGCGCGGCGACGATCTTGGATGTGAAGGACGATCCGCTTCAGTTGGATCAGTTTTACCCGTGCCCCAAGCCGCTGATAGCAAACGTGACCAGCAGCAATTTTATTGCGCGGGCGGATTACATTTTTGCGCAGGATCAATTCGACGAACTGGATGAAATCAACACGCGCATTAGCTGGCTGACTCGCGCGGCCAAGGTTACTGGCGTGTATGACCGCAACCATGACGGCATCCAGCGGCTGTTCCAGCAGGCGGCGGAAAACCAGCTTATCCCGGTTGATAACTGGGCGGCGTTTTCGGAAGGCGGCGGTATCAAGGGCAAGGTGGACTGGGTTCCGATTGACCAGGTGACGAACGCCATTAACCAGCTTCGTGTGTATCGCCAGGACAAGACGATGCAGATTTACGAAGTGATGGGCATATCGGACATCATGCGTGGTTCGAGCCGCGCCACTGAGACGGCCACGGCGCAGCAGATCAAGGCGCAGTTTGGTTCGACGCGCATCCAGTTGTCGCAGTTCTACATTGCGGAGTGGGTGACGAATCTGCTGCGGATCAAGGCTGAGATTATCAGCAAGCACTTCCAGCCTGAGACGATTGCCGAGCGGTCCAACATCATGCGGACGGCGGATGCCCAGTACGCGCAGGGTGCTATTGCGCTGATTAAGGACGAGAAGCTGGCCGAATACCGCATTAGCGTTGAAGCGGATTCTATGGCTGCGCAGGACTGGGCTGCGGAGCGTGATAGCGCCGTGCAGTTTATGCAAGGGCTTGGCGCGTTTATTTCGCAGGTTGGCCCGATGGCGCAGCAGGTGCCTGGCAGTGCGCCGTACTTCTTGAAGCTGATGCAGTGGGCGGTGTCGAAGTTCCGCGTGTCGGCGCAGATTGAAGGTGTGCTGGATCAGGCGATTGCTCAGTTGCAGAACCAGGGCATCCAGCCGCCGCAGCCGTCACCGATGCAGCAGGCTGAAGTCAAGGCTGAAGAAGCCAAGGCTGCGGAGCGCATGGCAAACGCGCAAGGCAAGCAAGTGGATACGCAGGCGAAGGTCATGCAGATGTCTGCTGTGCGCCAGGCAATGCAGCCCAACCCTAACCTTCCACCTATTGTGAGGCGATGATGAAAGCGAAGATGCAGATTTACATGGAAATCCTGCGGCAGTTGGGCCAGATGCCCGACAAGTACGAGGAGCCGGACCTTGGCGAGATGGAGGGCGAGCAGCCTGAGATGGAGTACGAGTCCGAGGAATACGAGGCAAAGGAAAAGCCTGAGAAGTCTGTAAAAGGCAAAGGCTATGCCGAGTAAATCGCCAGCGCAGGCGCGGTTGATGGCCGCAGCCGCGCACGACCCAAAGTTTGCGAAGAAAGCTGGTGTGCCTCAATCCGTGGCGCAGGAGTTCAACGCGGAGGACAAGGGTGGCCGGATGCTGAAGCAGGCCATGCAGGCCAAAGCACTACGCAAGGGGTAAACATGCGCCGCACTTACCGTTATGACCACAAGGCACAGAAAGTGGTGGAGGTCTATAACGATGGCCCCACTGAGCATAAGACTCGGTTTATCAGCGATGCCCACTATGATGGTTTGCGGGCGACGGATGGCACGGACATCAGCACCCGCAAGAAGCACCGTGAGTACATGAAACGGCATGGCCTGACTACGGCGGATGATTTTTCATCGTCATGGGACAAGGCAAAGAAGGAGCGCGAACAATACTTCCAGCGCGGCGGGAGCATCACCCGCAAGGACATTTTGGAAGTCATACAACGTCTGGAGAATAAATAAAAAATGACTGAACCCACCACGATCAGGGACGCGCTGGAAGCAGCAGTTCCGCAAGACGAAACCAATATTGTTGCGAGCCAGCCGGTAGAGCAGGTAGCAGCATCTGAACCTGGCCCTGTAGCGCAAGAGCCTGTCGAAGCGTTGGGCGAAGCGGAACAGCCGCTGTTGTTTGACGTTGATGAGAAGCCCGAAGCGTCTAAACCAGAAGCGCCAAAGCCGGAAGCCAAGACTGAGGAAGGCGTTAAATCTGGTCCGAAACCTGGCCCAAAGCCAGCGGAGGAAAAGGCCCCGGCGTCATGGAAACCGGAGTTGCGGGAGCAGTGGGGAACTTTGCCGCAGTCTGTTCGCAGCGAGATTACGCGCCGCGAGCGTGAGGTTCAGAAAACGCTGAAGGATACGTCTGAGGCGCGGAACTACGCCGACGCCATGTCCAAAGCGATTGCGCCGTATGAAATGTTCATACAATCGGAAAACAGCAATCACGTTCAAGCCGTGCAAAACGTCATGGCGACGGCAGCAAAGATGCGGACGGCACCGGCCCCGGCGCTGGCGCATGAAATTGCCCAGCTTGTGAAACATTACGGGGTTGGCCGGTTTGGCAAGGGTTTCATTGAGCAGTTGGATCAGGCGCTTGTGGGAGAGGTGCCGCAGGTGGACCCGCAGATTATGGCGGTCCAGCAGGCGGTGCAGCAGCAGATGGCCCCGGTGCAGCAGTTCATGTCGCAGTTCCAGCAAGCGCAGATGGCCCAGCAGCAGCGGGTGCAGAGCGAAGCCCAAGGGGAGGTGCAGAACTTCTTGGGGCAAGCCGAGTTTGCCAACGATGTGCGCGAGGACATGGCGGACCTGATGGAAGTGGCCCAGCGCAGGGGCAGGGAGCTTTCCTTGCAGGAGGCTTACCGCCAAGCGTGCCTGACCAACCCCCAGGTCAGAAAGGTTCTGGAAGGCCGTCAGAAGGCCGCTGGCGGGCAACGGCTGACAGAGGCGGCTGTTAGAGCCAAGCAGGCGGCGGTGAGCGTGACGGGCAGTCCGGCGATGGCCGCGCCGCAAGGCACCGCGCCTGACATCAGGGGCGCGATTGAAGCTGCCCTTGCAGCCCATTCGCGGTAATGATACAACAGCGCCTGTGTTGTTATTGTCACAACATAAAAGTGTGGCATAAATAACACAGGTGCTAACCGGGGCCGGGAGCCGAACGCAGCCAAGCTGCGCCATCGTCCTGAACCCTGCGAAGAACCTGACTAGCTTGCAGCAACAGCAGGGCGGAAGGCTGAAGCCTCATCCCTCTGTTAGTGGCATGAATGCCATCCGGCGTCCGCGCTGGAACATGACTGGGCCATATCGTTCGTCTGCAACGGCGATGTGCATTTAACCCAACCGCGCCTGCGGGCGCTCAGTCATGGAGAAACTACAATGGCTTTTGCCAATACGTCCGTTACGGACATCGTTGCGACTACCATCCAGTCGCGCAGCCGCAAGATTGCGGATAACGTCACCAAGAACAACGCCCTGTCGGCCAAGCTGAACCAGCGCGGCAACGTGAAGCCGTTTGGCGGCGGTAACGTGATCTTCCAGGAACTGTCGTTTGCCGAAAATGGCAACGCCGGGTTCTATTCTGGCTACGATCTGCTGCCGGTTGCTGCGTCTGACGTTATCAGCGCCGCTGAGTTTAACATCAAGCAGTTGGCCTGCCCGGTTGTCTTGTCCGGTCTGGAAATGCTCCAGAACTCTGGCCGCGAAGCCTTCATTGACCTGCTGGAAGCCCGCCTGAACGTGGCTGAAAGCACGATGGCGAACAAGCTGGCTGGCTCGCTGTACAGCGACGGCACCGGCTCTGGCGGTAAGGAAGTGACCGGCCTTGGTGCCGCTGTCCCGACTGACCCGACCACTGGCACCTATGGCGGCATTGATCGCGCCACTTGGTCGTTCTGGCGTTCGGGCCTGTATGACTTCAGCGTTCAGAGCGTCACCCCGTCCGCGACCACCATTCAGGCTGCCATGAATAAGCTGTGGTCGTCGCTGGTTCGCGGTGCGGATCGTCCCGACCTGGTTGTTCTGGACAACACCTACTGGTCGTACTTCATGGGTTCGTTGCAGGCGCAGCAGCGTTTCACTGACCCCAAGACCGGCGACCTTGGCTTTCCGACCATCAAGTTCATGGACGCTGATGTTGTCCTTGACGGTGGCATCGGCGGCTACTGCCCGGCCAATACCGGCTTCATGCTGAACACCAAGTACCTGTTCCTGCGTCCCCACAAGGACCGGAACATGGTGGCTCTCAGCCCGAACCGCCGCTATGCCATCAACCAGGACGCTGAAGTTCAGATTCTGGCGTGGGCTGGCAACCTGACTTGTTCTGGCGCTCAGTTCCAGGGCCGCATCCAGAACTAAGTAACCCCGTGGTGGGGGTTTACCTTGCCTTGGTGGGCTGGGTGAACCCCCGTCCACCAAGGTCTTTTAAAGAGGTGAATTATGGCCGCTACTTACAGTTCTGCCGTTTCTGCTGCTTACCCCGCTGTTGTTGACACCAATGCCTCACAGGACACTGGTGCCGTTTGCGAAGGCATCGGTTTGACCGGCAGTGACGGAGCTTCAATCAGTGGTTGGCGTATCGGTGCGTCTAGCACCACCGCTGACCTGAAGATTGAAACTAACGCCTAACTAGTGGGGCTTCGGCCCCACTAATCTTTTAACCAAAAAATAGGGAAAACCCCATGAACACCGCCACCGCGACTACTGACTGGTCCTCGATTGCCGATGCGCCTGGTCTTGATGAATCACGTTTTTCTGAGGACAGCCGACTTGGCGTTTCTTTCTATCGCAAGCCTGTTCTTCAAACCGGCGCAAGCGCAGAAGCTGGCCGCGCAATCTACAAAGAAGTGGATTACATCAAAATTATGATTCCAGGCGACAAGCTGCTGATGATTGATGAGCCGGTAAACGACATCAATCGTCGCCGTTTTGCCGACAAGTATGCCAAGTGGCAGGCGGGCGCTGGAAATGCTGTCGAAGGCACGCCGCTCACCGCGCTGCCGAAGATGACGCCTTCCAAGGTTGAAGAATACAAATTCTTCAACATCACTACCGTTGAGCAGCTTGCTGGCGCGTCGGATGCGGTGGGCCAGAAATTCTTTGGCTTCTCCGAGGACAAGCGTGCGGCCAACAACTTCATTGAGCTGGCGAAGGGCAACGCCCCGCTGGTAAAGATGAACGAGGAACTGAAAGAGCGTGATGCCAAGATCGAGGAAATGCAGGAGCAGATTGCTTCCTTGACACGCATGATGGGCAACAAAAAGTCTGGTAAGTCCGAAAAGTCGGAAGATTAAAAGGGAAACGGGATGGCTTACCAGATCGTCAATGATTCGACGCTTGGCGTGATCGTTCAGAACGTCGCGCAGATGGTGAGCTACGACACCCCCAGTGACCCCGCTGGTTCGTCGGACCCGTCTGTGCAGCAGATGGTCCAGGCCGTCAACATGGCTGGCCTGGACCTTCTGTCTCTTTATGACTGGCAGGAACTGACTAAGCCATACACTATGTCCATCCAAGCGGATGGGCCTGGGCAGTCGCCGAAACCATTTACGCTGCCGGAGGACTTCTACGACTGGGTTGACCAGACTCAGTGGAACAGCACAAATCAATGGCCTGCGATTGGTCCTATCTCTCCGCAGATGTGGCAGCAGCTTATTGTGCGGCAGGTGCTGCCAACACTGTCGTTCTACTGGCAGGTGCGCGACAACAAAATCTATATTCTTTCGCCGCCTACTGACGCGCAAGATTTGGTGTTTTTCTACCAGTCGGCTGCTTGGGTGCGGGATCAAGACGATCCAAACCTATATAAGAACCGCGCCACCAAAAACGGCGACACGATCCTGTTGGACAGCTATCTTGTCACGCTATACGCGCGTGCAAAATGGCTGGAAATGAAGGGCTTGGACAGCAGCGCCGCAATGCGCGATTTCCACCTGACGCTTGAAAACCGTTGGGGTCAGGAAAAGGGTGCGCCTGTTCTGACGATGGTTCGCACTTACGGCTTCCCGTACATCCAGCCGCTGACTAACACCCCAGACACCGGATTTGGTGGATAGCCATGCCACTGGTCCCGCTGCGCCAAACAAAATCGCCAATAAAATCTGCGACTTCGCAGGTTGCGCTGTTGCGTATGTCACCTGCGCCGGTTGGTGGGCTTAACTTCCGCGACAGCATTGCCAATATGCCTGTGCAGGACGCGCTTATTTTAAAAAACTTTATTCCCAAGCGCACCGGGACAGAACTTCGCGCCGGATGGCAGTACAAAACAGAGGCCCTTGAAAACCCTATTGGGTCAATGTTTTCTTACAACGCTGGCGAAAACAGCAAATTGTTCGCGGCTAGTAACGGCGGTATATGGGACGTTACAGTTGAAGAACCTGTGCTGGAATCTGGCCCTTCTGGTTCTAACGACAATATTTGGGTGACAACGCAGTTTTCTAACGGAGCAGGAAACTTCCTGCTGGCTGTATCTCCCGGCGCTGGGTACTGGACATACGACGGGACAACCTGGACGCAACAGACTATTACCGGCATGACTGGTGAGCCTACATCGGTGATGGTGTGGAAGAATCGCGTTTGGTTCACTGTGGAAGATGACAGCCAGGTTTATTACCTTGACACCATAGACGCGATAACCGGCACAGCCGTCGCGTTTGAAATGGGCTCTGTGCTTCGCAACGGCGGTCACATTCGCGCACTAATTAACTGGACGATGGACGCTGGCGTTGGCATTGACGATTACCTTGTCGTTGTAGGCAGCGAAGGCGATGTGGCTGTCTGGCAGGGCACGGACCCAACGGACCCGACGCAGTTTGGTCAAAAGGGTATCTGGTACGTTGGTCCTATACCGAACCACGGAAACTTTTTTACGTCATACGGCGGCGATGTAATGCTGCTGTCGGAACTTGGGCTTGTTCCTATTTCTCGTTTAGTCAACGGTCAGTTTTCTGCTGATCTCAGCCAAGGACCGTCTGCGAAAGTGCAGCCGGTGCTTTCGCCGCTAGTGACTAAATTGCGCGACGTATCTGCTTTTGATTTGCAGGTAATTGCCAGCCAAGAAATCTTGCTTATCAAGTTGCCGCCTCAAGGCGCTGCGTATGAGCAGTACGCCATGAACGTCAATTCTGGCGCGTGGTGTACGTTAAACAACATGCCGATGACGGCGTGCTGTCTGTTTGGCGGGAAGTTTTATTTTGCCACAGACGACAATCGCGTGGCGCTTGGTTTTACCGGGTCGCTAGACCAGGTTGAAGTTGACGGCTCGCTAGGCGAGGCGGTCCAAGGAGATGTGCAAACGGCGTTTAATGCTTACGACGCGCCGGGCCAATTAAAACAGTTTGTTATGGCCCGCCCGATATTTATTTGCACGCAGCCGCCTAGCATAAAAGTTCGGTTGAATACGCAGTATTCCACGCAAGGCGTGGCCGGTTCGCCTTCTTTTGTTGCAGAGCTTAACCCCGAATGGGACGTTGATAAATGGAACATTGCCCGCTGGGCGTCTGCATCTAACGTGTATCAAATCTGGGTTGGCGTCACAGGGCTTGGCTATTACGGATCGCTGCGTATGCGTGTTCGCGGGCTTGGTGGTTCGACCACTTTTTCGAGCTTTCATGTGATGGGACAGATTGGTGGAGTGATGTAATGGCTGAAGGTAGCGCACTGATTGCAGCGTTGCGTGCGGCTTCCCCATCTGCGGAAGCTGCACCGCAAGCACAGTCTTTTCAGACGATTTCGTTCCCGTGGCAGCGCAATGCGCCTGCTACGCCGTCGCCAGTCATGCAGTTGCCCATGCCAGTGCCTGCCCAGACATACACGCCGCCGCCGCGTGTGACGGCTAACAGCGTTGACCCGTACACGGAACAGCCTGCTACGCCGCAGTCGTACTACAACCCGTACAACTATGATTTCAGCAGCAGCAACCCTGATGAAACCAACTTTAGCTTTACCGCGCCAATTGATTACCAGAACCCAGCGATACCGAAGCAGAACGTTGACCCCAGTCTTGGGTACAACATGCCTGACTATACGAACCCGTATGTTTATTACGCGCAATACAACGACGCTGACCCTGCGCTATGGAACCTGTACTAATGATTGTGTTTGGCCCACATGACGTTCTTGGTGCGTGGCTCTGCCAGCGCATCCAATACGTCCCTACGCCTAACCTGCGCTGCCTCGCCAATGTGGACGAGAGCGGCAAAATTGTGGGCGTTGTGGGCTTTGACAACTGGAACGGTGCGTCTTGCCAGATGCACGTTGCTGGCGAAGGAAATTGGGTGACGCGCGAGTTTCTGCGCTGCACGTTTGACTACGCTTTTAACACAGCAAAGCTAAACGTGGTAATTGGCGCGGTTCCGTCAGGAAACAAGCGGGCGTTGAAGTTTGACAAGCACATTGGTTTTGAAGAAGTGGCCTCCATTGAGGGTGGTCATCCCGATGGCAGCTTGGTAATCCTGTCGCTGCGGCGTGAGGATTGCCGCTATTTGGAGAAGGACAATGGGAAGCAAATCCACGCCCGCGCCGCCTGATTACACGGGTGCCGCCAACGCGCAGGCTCAAGCATCACGCGAAAACGTGATTACGCAGAACTATGCCAACCGTCCGGAAGTTTACACGCCGTGGGGGTCGCAGACCTGGAACGCCAGCGCCCAGATTGATCCGGCGACGGGGCAGCGCGTTACGCAGTGGCAGCAAAACGTCAATCTGGCCCCGGAGCTTCAGAACGCGCTCAACTCGCAGATTGCCACACAGCAGGGCCGAAGCAACCTTGCGTCTGGCTTCATGCAGCGCGTGGGCGATGCTTACAGCCAGCCGTTTGACTGGCAGAACCTGCCGTCCATGACCGCGCCTGGTACGCCGGGCAGCTTGCAGACCAGAACAACGGATTACACGCCGGGTCTAAGCACTTCGTATAACTTCGGCAACGCGCCTACAGCGCCGACGTATGACACCAGCTACCGCAACAGTATTGCTCAGTCGCTGATGCAACAAATGGCCCCGCTGCATCAGTATCAGCAGCAGCAGCTTGAAACCAAGCTGTCTAATCAGGGCTTCAAGCAGGGTACGGAAGGCTATCAGCGTGCGCTGGATGATCTAGCCCGTCGCCAGTCGGCTGAACAGTATGACGCCTTCCGCGTGGCTGGTCAGGAAGCGCAGAATATGTTTGGCGCTGGTATGCAGTCGCGTCAGCAGGCCATTAACGAAGCGACAAGCCAAGGTAATTTTGGAAATCAGGCGCTGAATCAGGCGTCTGCTATGGACCTTGCGCGTATGCAGGCTATGAACAGCGCGGTGGGCCAGCAATTTGGTCTTGGCAATCAGTATTCGGATTCCATGAACCGCTTGCGCCAGCAGGCGATTGCGGAGCAGGCGCAGGCTCGCGGTATGCCGCTAAATGAAATGAACGCGCTGCTGACCGGCCAGCAAGTCGGGATGCCGCAGTTCCCGTCCTTTAGTCAGGCCGGGCGTGCAGAAACGCCTGATCTGTTGGGCGCAACAAACATGGGCTATCAGGCGCAGCTTGACGCTTACAACGCGCAGCAGGGTGCTTTTGGCGGCTTGATGAGTGGCTTGGGAAGCATTGCCGGTGCTGCCGCTCCGTTTGCGTTCTCCGACGTTCGCCTGAAATCAAACATTGAAAAGGTTGGCGATCATCCCGCAGGCGTCGGCATTTACGAGTACGACATTTTTGACCGCAGGGA